ATGCCGGCAAAAAGCCCTGGGACAAGTAGCATTGGACGTTCTCGCTGCATCAAAAACGCTTGCTGCCATTAACGGCGGTATTGAGGCAGATCAGGACTCAGCGCCTGGTCGCCTGCACTTTGGCGCGTCGATTGCTGGCGAGGAATGCAGCCGTAAGCTCTGGTACGGCCATCACTGGGTCAAAGCCCAGCGGCATGGTGCGCGACTGCTGCGCCTGTTTGCTCGCGGCGAGACAGAAGAAGTGCGCTTCGTTAACTACCTGCGCCGCGCTGGCGTGACGGTTTGGGAAGTTGATCCCGACACTAACCAGCAATGGCGCATCTCAGACCACGCAGGGCACTTTGGTGGCTCGCTTGATGGCATGGGCATTGGCGTGCCCGACGCCCCTGACGAGCCGCACGTCTTAGAGTTTAAGACCCACAACGCCAAGAGTTTTGGCGACATGGTCAAGCGCGGCGTTCTGGAATCGAAGCCCCAGCACTACACTCAAATGCAAATCTACATGTCCAAAATGGATGTGCAGTGGGCGCTCTACATGGCCGTCAATAAGAACGACGACGACCTGTACCTAGAGCGCGTGCCGCTCGACGCAGCCCACGCGCAGCGCATGCTCGATCGTGCCAGGCGCATCATCACTAGCGATCGGCCGCTGGAGCGCATGAGCGATGATCCCAGCTGGTTTAAGTGCAAATGGTGCGACTTCTATGACATCTGCCACGGCACCGAAACGCCAGCTATGAACTGCAGAACCTGTGCTCACGCAACGCCAACGATGGACGGCGACGGCCGATGGCACTGCGACAAGTTTGACAAGCACCTTGACGCATCGATGCAGCGCACTGGCTGCGACCACCACAATTTTATCCCGCCATTGCTCGCGAACTGGGCTGAGCCCATCGACGCAGACGATGACGGCGTGACGTACACCAACAAAATTAATGGCAAAGAATTCACCAACAGCCACGGCCGATATAGCTCGGCCGAGATCGCAGCTGCGGCGCCAGAATTAATAGGCGACGCGCAGGTTGATAGGCTGAAGTTTGAATTCGATGCCCGACTGACGGGAGTAGGAAAATGAACTTAGAAGCATTACCCCTTGGCGAAGTCGTTACCGGCGTTGATATGCCGGTACGCAAAGGCTCAACGAAGACAATACGCTGGGCGCAGTACCTAAAGAAAATGAAAGTCGGCGACGCAGTGCGCGTGGCGAACGCAAAAGAGCGCGACGCCATGACTCACCACTTCAAGGTTAACAAAGCCGGCACCGTTAGCTCGCAGGTTGGCGACGGCAGCTTCGTCGTATGGCGCACCCGGTATCGTAAGAAATGAGTGACGATTGGACGCTTGTGCTCAAAGAAATGCGCGATGCAGCCAAGGCTGAACAGCGCGTTCGAGAGAAGAAGCCAGAGAATTGTTTTTTTTGCGATCACATGGATCGCGATCCAGGCTTTTGCGACAAGCACTGGGCGCGCCCGCCGGCTGACTTCATGCCGCGCGAAGGCGCGTGCCCGGACTTTATAGAGGAGATTCCATTTTGAGGCTTGAGGGCGGTTATCTCCATCTCCGCCCTTTCTCCTGCGCGCGCCGTCCGCGTAGCCAAAGGCGGCACCTTTTTAGGTCGGGGCCGATACCGCATTTCCTTTGTTGCATCCGGTGCGGTAAAGGCTTTTTGCCCACGTTCCCGTCCGTGTGACCGAAGGCGGGGCTTTTTTTGGAGCAGGCAGTGAAAGATTACGAGTTTGAGATTTTGATCACGACGCGCAAGCACATAAAGGCATACGCCAGCTGCGTCGAAGAAGCTAAGGACAAGGCGCTGGAAGTTGCGCGCAGTCGCATGGGCGACGACTTTCATTCGCTGCAGATCATTGAGGTGGATGAGGATGCGCAGAAATGAGCGATCTGTTTTACCGCGCGATTAAGGCGCAAGACAAAGCTCAGCAGCTGATGCGGCCGCGCCCTAAGCAGGGGCAGAACCAACAGTTTCATCGCGCGCTCACTGAGCAGCAAATCGAAGACGTTTTGAAGTTGTGGGCTGATGGCGTGCGCAAGGTTGCCATCGCCCGCATCACGTCACTGGCGCAAAACAGCGTCTACAACATCATCAACCGATACGAGCTCGTTGACGGCCGAGTGACACATATCAAGCGAGAGATAGAATGAAAAAGAGTATCGACGACGCCACTCCCGCTGAGTGGAATGCGCTGCGGAAACCGCCAGAGCACTACACTCAGGGCAACATCGAGGTGATCGAGGTGATCCGCGACACGCTCGACAGTGAGCAGTTTAAGGCGTATTGCCAGGGCAACATTTTAAAGTATGTCATGCGGGCCAATCACCACCGCCAGCCTACCGTCGAGCATCTGCGCAAGGCGCGTGACTATCTGAACTGGTGGATTGACGAAGAGGTGCAGCCGTGAGCGAAGGTTTTTTAAGTTACAAGGCTGTTGCAGACATGACGTCTCTGAGCACTCGCACAATACGACGTAAGGTTGAGAGCGGCGAGTTTCCAGAACCAATACAATATGGTGCTCGCACTCTGTTCGTTCGCGCGGAAGTCGCCGAGTGGTGCGACAATTTAGTCACGAAGCTGCGAGAAAATCCGCATAACGCTGCATGAGCTCCGCGCGTCTCGGTAACAGTTTGTCCCTGGCGTAAGCCGACCGCACTTGCGATCTTGACGCATGGCTTAGCTGAATCTCTGACACTTCGTCATCTTCCGCGTTTGTCACACGGCACCAATCCTTAAACGTCGTGCGAAAGCCGTGCATTGTTATTGCCCTACCTTCGTGATCCTCAAAACCGTGCAGGCTTAGCTCTTTACGCATCGCCGCCTCGCTGATGTGTTTGTTCGTTCCGCTGCTAAAAACGTAGCGCGGCATGTCACTGTAATTAAATAGGGCGGTTTTTTTTGCGGTGATTAGCTCTCGCAATTGTGCTGGCAGCGGAACCTCTAGCCGATACTCGGTTTGTTTGCTGCTTAGCTTTGCGATCGGCGCGTGCCACACATCGCCATCGAAGTCTGACCACCGCGCTGAGCGCACGTCGATCTGTCGCTGCGCCGTCATCATCACCATTTGCAATGCCCTGGCGCTTTCGTTGTTTCGCTCTTGCAGCTGTCGATACAGAACCGGCGCTTGCGCGTGATGCAACGCCGCTTGGTGCTGCACGGTGCCAGTGTATTTTGGTAGAAGGCGCTGTATGCGCGGGGTCGCCGGGTTTGCGACGTTCACATAGTCGCAGTCGATGGCGTACTCGAAGATCTCTTCTATATACATGCGAACACGCATTGCTGTTTCGTGCTTTTCCAGCCAGATAGGCGATAGGATTTGCTGAATATCGGCCTTGCTGATGTCTGCCAGGGCTTTGCTGCCAATCACGCCGTAAGCGTGTGTAGATAGCCGATTTTTCCACGTTTGCGAGCTCTTTAGCGGGCTCTTCCACCCTGGCACTTTGACTCGGCTAATAAACTCGTCGGCCACGTCGGCGAATGTCATTGCAGCGTTAGTAGCTCTGCGTGAGCTAGCTTTCTTTTCTTGCTTGGCTTTTTGGAGTTGCTCTGCCGGCACGCCCTCGCCTGCAACCATGCTTGCCATAAGCTCTTGCGCTTTTTCGCGGGCCTGTTTCAGAGTGATCTTGGTGGTGCTGCCGAGCGATCTCTCCACAGTTTTGCCGTCAACCTGATATCGCAGCAAGTATTTGCAGTAGAGCTTTTCGCCAACTTTTTGTGCTTTTACAGATAAATTTTCGCTGACTCGATACCTGCCAGGTTTGCGTATTGCGCCGACTTGGCGTGCCGAAAGCTGCTGCATTTTGTACCCATTTTGTACCCAACTTTAATGCGCAATATGGCACTTTATGTCACTTGTAGTCAATCGTGAGATTGTAAGTCATTGATTTTGTTAGCTTATGTCAAACCATGTCACACGGTTCGATGTCGGCTCCGGGCACCAGATACCTATATAAATCAATCACTTAGGCAGTTTTTAGATTTTTGTACCCAGCTTTGTACCCATGTGTAATCAGACCAGCAAACTCAGCGTAGAAGACGACGCCAGCTGCTGCACTTCAACTCGGCCATCTCGCGCTATATAGAGCGTAGGCTGAATGACTTCTTGAGCCTCACGCACAAGCTCGCCCTCGCCGCCAGTACGCAGCACTTCCTGGCGCTGCACGGCGACCGTCTTCCAGGTGACTGGCGCTGGCGCGCTTGTCATTGAGACGTCCATTACTGGGAAAGCATCCGGTCTTCGATTGGCACGTCTTCTTGTGTTGCTAGTGCGGTCGGCAGCGCAACCGCTGCGGCACCAGGTCTTGGGGCGGCACCTTGATAACCGAGCCTATTGTCCAGGCCAATGCTTGCGCCAGTGCGTCGCGCCTCTCCAATGCCTAGCGGCACCAACATGAGCAACTTATCTAACATTGGGCCGCGCATTTGAAATGCCGTCGCGGCCTGCATAGCAAGATCTTTAAGGTTGCGAGCGTTTGCCGCCGCTGTGTTGCTGTAGTTTCTGGTCGTGTTTTGAACGCGGTCAGCCACGCGCGCAAACTGCTGCAACAACGCCTTTTCTTCTGCGGTAAACGCAGCCGACATCACTGCCGAGCTCCGCTCTAAAGCATCGTTAACCGAGCCTTTCAGCTTAGCGCCGCTCAAGTCGCCTTGGCGAGTGCGCCCGCCAGAAGCGATGCGTAAAAACAATTCTTGGCGCAGCTGGTTCCACTGGTTTTCTGGCAGTAGGTCTTTCATCTTTAACAAGTCGCGCTGCAAGTTGCGCTTAGTAATAAAGCCAGTGTTGGATGCGTTAAAAATAAAATTAGCGGCATCGTTTGGCGCAACATTAAACTCAAGCTGCGAGGCAGGTGTGCCCTCTCTCGTTGCCGTCAACAAGTCAACCGTGTCTCGGTCTTTATAAGTGCGCATGAAGTCTGCGTTCTGCGCTATTGCGTCACGCCATGCGCCGACAGAGTTGGCATCGCCAGTAATAAGCGCGCGATCTAAGGCGCTGTTCATTTGCTGGTCGAAGGTACGTTTTGCCGACATTAGCGCAGTGCCTTCGGGAGTGCCTCGCTCGATCGTGTTA